GGTTCCGGGGGGGGGTGGGCAGGATCAGGGCGGGCCTACGGCCTCCCGGGCGAGGTCAAGACCTTTGCGGGCGCGCTTGACGGCGTAACTGGCGGCGCGGTAGTCCATCGGCGCGGCCCGGGCGGCGTCTGCCACGGCTTGGCCTTCGACCATCACGGCCCGGATCACCACCCGGGTCGGCCCATTGCGCAGGCGCAGCAGTTCAGCAAGGGCGGCAAACTGCCGCTCGGTGATGGTGGCGCTCACAGCAGGCGGGTCATGGGCAGGGCGGGGCCGGCTTGGGTGGGCACCAGCAGGGTGTCGCCCACCGCCATCGCGTCAATGCGGGGGCGCTCGGTGGTGAAGTCGGCATTGGGCACCTCGTCGGTCAGGCGGTCAACGTCGCCATACCAGACCTCGCCCGGGCACAGGCTGGAGGTCATGCGATACACGGGGGTCGCCTCGTCACTGGTGCGGCCGCAGATGACCACGGCAAGGCCGAAGGGGTTGGGCAGCACGGCGAACAGTTCGTCCACCCGGGCGCGGGCGGCAGCGGCCTCGGCGTCGGTGAGGTGTTCCGGTGCGTCGTCAAAGTGCCACGACAGGCCAGCCACCTCCAAGGCGATGATGAAGGCTTCGGCCTCGGCCTCGGTGGTGATGGGCTTCAGCAGGAACTGCCGGTCTTCGGCAATCTCGGCCACTTCCCAGCACCAGCCAACGGTGTCGAAGTCGATCACGGGGGTGTTGCCGGCTTGGATCAGGTCGATGAGGGCCTGCTCGTCTCCCGGTTCGGTGTAGCCGCTTTCCTCAATGACCGACTGCAGGGGTTCGATCAGGGTGCTGGCTTCGGACAGGGGGAGGACGGGGCAGGCCCATCCGTTCCACCGGTGGGCCGGGTTGTGCCAGCCGAAAACGTGGAAGCCGTCTTCGCCGCCACCGTCGATGGTGAAGACTGCAGGGGTGAGTTTCGAGGTGTCCATGAGGCGCTCCGTGGTGGGTTGGAAGCCTCATTATGCACGTTTAAATGTGCATACGGAATGCCGTTCATCGGGCAGAAATTGATGGTGGCCGGACTCTCAACCGGCGCCCTCGGGGTTTCACCCCCGCGCTCTCATCTTGCCGTGCACCTTGCATGCGGTGGCTTTCGCACTGAGCTACACCATCACATCAGCGGGCCGGGCTACCTTCACCTCGTCCTATGCGCTGTTCTCGCCCGGGGGTGCCGGGGTCATCGGGGCTCGTCCAGTGGGGCAGAGGCCGTAGCCTCGCCAGATCCAGTCATGCGGCCCGCTGATGTGATGGCCCCGGGTCTGGCGGGGCCAGGAGAGTCTACGCCGGCTCGTCACCCCGGACCAGGGCCTCCAGGCGGCGCATGCGGTGGGCCAGATCCTCGCCCTTGACCATGGCCTGTCCAATCACGTCCACCTGGGCGTACAGGTCGCCCGATCCGCGCATCAGGTTGCCCAGCATGCGGTCCTCGCGCGGGGTCAGGGTCAGCACCTGATCCCCAATCTCGATCTTCACCCAGCCGTCCGGGAGCATGGTCTTGGACATGGCCCGGGCCGGCGGCATCTCGATCACCGGCTGGAACACCCCGCTTTTCTTGCGCATCAGCTTCCCGTTGTTCACGAGGTTCTTGATGTGCTCGTCCACGATGGACAGCTTCACGCCCAGGGCGTCGGACAGGGCCTCGCGCGTGACCAGTTGCTCACGCTGGTGAAGGTCGATGGCGTGATCCAGCACCTCCTGGGCGCTGGTCTTGCGGGGCTGCTGGGTGGCTTCAGGTTTCAGCATCATGTTCCTGATGGGCTTGGCGGTGGGGTCAGGCGGCGGTGGGAAAAAGGGCGTGCAGATCGGCCGTGCCCATGCCGGCCGGCGTGTTCAGCATCTGGTTGAGCTGCAGGGCGGCGTGGGCCAGGGCCATGGCGTCCAGGGTGGGCAGCAGGCGGCCGACGGCCAGGATGCCGGACTGGATGGCCGCGCGGTGGCGCTCGATGTTCTGATCGTGCTGCAGGTCGCCCAGCGCCTCGCCCATGCCCAGGATGATCCGAATGTCGGGTTCGGCCGTGGTGTGGCCGGTGGCCTCGGCCGCGCCCAGCACGATGTAGACCATGCGCCCGGAGTCGTTCAGCAGCCGGGCCGGGTTGTTGCCGGCCCAGGCGTGGAGCTCCGCGCTGGCCAGCACTCGGGCCAGATCCGCACGAACCTGGTTGCGCAGCATCGCAAAACCCACTGAGTTATTGGCTGGGTTTGCGCTGGGTTTTCTTTTCCGGGGCTTCACGGTTTCGTCCAGGTTGGCAAATTGGTTGGCCAAAGGCCCATGTCGGTGATGCGCTGGCGGGTCTGCGCCGACCAGGCGCGGCCCTGCTCCACATGGGCGGGCCGGCCGCCGGGCAGCAGCCGGTACTGGTCGAACAGGGTGTGGCAGCCCACGGCGCCGGGCTCGTCGGCGCACAGCGGCATCGCGCGGCGGTCGTCCAGCTTCATGCCCTTGGCCTTGCCCTCGTTCTCGTGGGCATGCTGGCTGCGCCCTACCCTGCCGCAGCAGGCGCAGGGCAGGCTGGCCACCAGCCGGCGGTAGCCCTCGTGGCGGACCGGGGCGTCCTTCTCCACGGCCTGGGCGCAGGCGCCGACCATGGCCATGACGCCGCGCCGGGCGGCGGTGGGGATCGGCTTGTAGTTCGGTCGGGTGCGCTCCAGCACGGGGCGCTTGAAGCCCTCGCCGCGCTTCATCGGGGTTCGCTTCATCAACAGGCTCGCATGGTTGGGTGGCAGCTCAAGCGGTCCGTGATAGACCACGCAGTTGTCGGGAATCGGGATGGCGTGCTGCTGGCACAGGTCGGCCATCCACGGAGGGATCAGGAACTGCATTCGCCCTCCCCATGGCAGTTCGGGCAGCCGTGGGCGCCCAGGTGTTCGGGGAACTGGTGGCCGCAATGGCTGCAGGTGGTGGTGCTGGCCGGCGCCGGCTTGCGCTTCCTGCCGTGCTGGCGCATCTCGCTCAGACGGTAGATCTCGCCGGTGTCCGGGTCGACCCACTCGTCCACGAACTCCACCCCCAGGTCGGTCACGGCCCAAGCGGCCACCCGGTCGATGTACTCGCTGTAGCCCTTGACCCCCAGGTCTTCGGTGCTCACGCGCTGGCGCCGGCGCACCTTCTTGCCGGTCAGGGGGTTCTTGGTCGTGACGGTCTTGAACCCCAGGAACTGCGCCCGGATGTGCTCCTTCCAGACCTCCATGGGGAACTTCTGGCCATTCGGGGCCGCCTGGGCAGCGATGGTCTTCAGGATGAAACCGTGCAGGTACTTGCGCTGCTTGTCGGTCAGCACGTCCTCGGCCAGCCGGGCCTCGATGACCACCTTGCGGCCGGCCTGAAGGTGCGCCTTGCACCAGGGCCAGATGCTTTTGGCGACCACCTGGTAGCCGTGCTGCTCGTTCAGCAGGGTCAGGGCCTGGGCGCTCACGCAGCCACCTCCTGCACCCAGTCGCGGGTGTGCGTGTCGCGCACGACACCAGGGCGGTCAAACAGCGGCGCCTCGCGCTTCTTGCGCACGATCAGGCCAGCCTTCTCCGCGCACACCCGACCCAGCTTCATGTGGCCGATGGTCAGCGCAGGCTTGGACAGCGGCCGGCTGCAGATGGCGCACTTCATCCCAGGCCGCCCTTTCGGATTGCCACGGCGATGGCCAGCGTCCCAAAGCCCTCAATGCCCATTTGTTCGCAGGTGTGGGCAGAGGCTTCGCGCTGGCGTTCGGCGGCGACTTCTGCGAACCGCTGCAGGCGGGCGCACATCGGGTCTTCAACCCCGTCCACGCCGATGCCGCACTGCTGCGCCAGCTCCACGATTTCGAGCCGGTTCACGTCAGCACCTCCACGAACCACCCGGCCCGGACCTTCTGGGCCAGCACCACGGTGCTGGGGAAGATTTCGGCTGCCACCTTCAGCTTGACCTTGGCGTCATCCATCACCCACGCGCCTTTGACCTCGTGCAGCTCCAGGCCCATCTGGTGATTCAGCACCAGGAAGTCGGGGGTGTAGAACGTGTTGTCGGCCAGCCGGATCTTGATGGCCTCGAAGCGCCACCAAAGGATGGTGCCGGCCGTCTTTCCGTCGTCCAGCATGCGGGCGTACTCGGCCTCGGTCTTGTTCATGCGCGAGTCGCCCAAGCCCTTCGGCATGCGGCCCAGCGCGCGGAATTGCGGTGTGGTCATGCGGTCAGTCCTTCGCGCGCCGCGATGATGGCTTCTTGGATGCTGAGAGGGGTTTCGTCGGCGTCTGGGCGGCGGACTCCCCAGGTTCTTCCGGGCCAGTGGGCTGCAGGGAAACCGCAGGCCCGGCAGCCAGTGATCGAATATCGGCCTCCAGGTGGCCATGGGCCATCCAATCGTCCAGCACCGTGCGGCATCGAGCCTTGATCTGTTCCTTGGTGGGAGGCGTGCGGCTGCTGCGCAGCGCCTGGATGCGCTGGATCAGCCTGGCCCCGCACCACAGGCAGGTCGGGCAGAAAAACGGGTGCAGCGGCGCCTCGCGGGTCGCCTGGCAACAGTCGCAGGGCTTCATGCACGGCTGCCTCCGTCGAGGTTGCCGTAGTCGAACCGGCGCAGGGCCGCCACCTCGTCGCCGCCAGCCAGCGCCACGGCGCGGGCGATCAGCACCTGCAGTGCGCCCAGACCGGCATTGCCGGTGTTCACCACGCCAGCAGAGCGCTCCAGGTTGGCCCGGTAGCGCGCCATGGCCTGGGCCCGTGCCCGCGCGGTGTAAGACGACTTGAGCTCATCCGACATGCCGATCTTGAACTGCTCGGCATGCGTCTGGCGCGGCTGGATGGCCTTGCACATGGCCACGAACTCGGGGAGCGTCGGCGGGTACTTCGGGTGATCGGTCATGCAGCGGTCTGCAGCGGCGCGGATGGTTTCGCCATCGAACCGATCCAGGTTGGCCTGCCAGATGACCATGGCGGACTTCACCCCCTTGTCCTTGCCCTTGTCGGGTCCGGCAGCCACTACCTCACCGGTGCTGAACCGGGCGATCAGCAGGTTGCCGTACAGGCCGTGCAGCAGCATGAAAAGCTGCTTGATCGTCGTGTCGGGCGATGCGCTGCGCGCCGGCTTCTGGCCGATCTGAGCCGCGTCGATGGCCTGGGTGATGGACTTCGGGTCAGACATGCTCGGCTCCGTCGAAGATGGCCGCTGCGCCAGCGGTGTGGCGGTTGCCGCCGGCGGCGGACGTGCCGGTGGGGTAGGACTTGAGCCGGGCCTGCAGCCATGACACCGGCTGCACCGGGCGCTCATGGGCGCAATCGGCCAGGGCTTTGACCACGGCCGCATCCCCGTGCTGCTTCGCCAGGCCGGCCAGCATGGAGCGGGCGTTCTTCTCAGCGACACCCGCAGCCGTCAACAGCGGCACCCCGTTGGAGAACAGCAGGTCGCGGTCGCTTGGCGGCTCCGTGCCGCCCGTTACGGTAGTAACGGAATAACTCTGGCTCTGGCTGCCTTTTCCAGAATCGAAGGCTTGGGTTTCCTCAGAAAACCCAGTGGGTTTTTTCTTTGAGCCTTTCGGGCGGCCGCCCAGCTTCCCGTTGGCTTTGGCGGCAGCGATCCTGGGCAGGGCCTCCGCGATCATTTCCACGGCCCGCTCCTGCACCCAGCCGGCGGGCGTCAACGTCCAGAACTCAGCAAGCACGCGGTCCACGGCGCGGCGGTCGGTTGCGCTCTGGCATCGGGCCACGGTGTAGACGCGATCCGGCTCAATCGGCTTTTCCTTGGAGTAGTAGTGATCCAGCAGCCGGTCGTAGGCGCCGAACTCGACCAGTGACAGGTCGCCGGTCTTGATGGTTATGTCGCCGGGAAAACGCTTGTAGAACTTCACGCGGCGACCTCCATGGCAGGCCGCGCAGCGGCGTCGATTCGGCGGCCGATCCAGGCCACCACCGGCACGGCCCACGAGTTGCCCAGGGCCTTGTACCTTGGGCCGTCCGGGCACTGGTCGGCCGGCTTGCCGCGCCAAGGGATAGCGGTGTAGTCGTCGGGGAAGCCCTGCAGGCGCTCGCACTCGCGGGGGGTCAGGCGGCGCACTTGCATGGCGGCCAGAACGTGCGGCTTGTCGCCGCCACCGCTTGATGCGCGCAGGCAGTTTTGCACCTCGTCGCCCAGCTCTGCAGTCGCTCCACCTTCACGGCCTCGTAGGGCCACAGCCACCGCCGTCGGGTTCTTCGCCCCCATGGCCGGCGCCAGGTTCTCGGTGCTGGCGTGCTGGGTGCCGGACAGGTTGGCGGGGAAGGCGATGGCCGGCGCATGAGCTCCGGCGGCCAGCGGGTGGCATGGGTCGCCGGGCTGGGGGTTGCTGCGGTTGGTGGCGCTCGTCACCTGGGTGGTGTCGAAGGCGACCGGCTGGAACACCGCCGGCGGCGGGCTGTTGGCGTCCAGACTGGTGGCGTATTCCTCGTAGACCTTGCCGGCTTGGTTGCTGGGGGTGTTGTGCAGCTTGGTGGTGTAGGCCACCGGCACCAGAGGCGTGCCCCGGCCCGTTCCGTCCTCGCTGGCGTCGAAGCCCTCGCCGCGCGGGCTGTGGGTCACCACCGGCGTCTGGCCCTCGTCCAGCGTGCTGTTGATGCCCTTGTGCATCCGCGCCGTCAGGCAGTTCGCTACCTCGTAGGGTTGGACGTGTCCGGCCCGGGCGTGGTCGACGTCGCTACCGCCGTCAGTGCTGCGAAGAGTGCCGGCGGCAGATCCTTGCCGCGCTTCTCGGCTCGGCGCAGTATCCCGGCGCACGCCGTCGAACTCAAAAAGAACCGCTCGGGGATCGAACCCTGTTCGAGCACTTGCGACAACGAACACACGGCGGCGGCGTTGGGCCACTCCGAAGTATTGGGCGTCGAGCGTCCGCCACGCCACTGCTCGGACGGGTCCAAGCACAGCACCTGAGTTCGTCCACTTGCCCCCTGGCGGCTCCAGCGGATCATCTTCGCCGGCAAGTCCTGCCAGAAAGCAGCCGAAAGCGTTGTCGGGGGTGTTGAGAACTCCGGGGACGTTTTCCCAGAAGACGATGGCGGGGGGAGCTCCGCGAACAGATCGAACTGTGTCGATGGCATCAGCAATCTCGCAGAAGGTCAGGGACAGGTTGCCGCGGGCGTCGTTGAGGGAACGGCGCAAGCCGGCCACGGAGAACGCCTGGCACGGGGTGCCGCCACAGAAGACGTCGGGGGCTTCCACCTCGCCGGCCTGAATGCGGGCGGGCAAGGTGCTCATGTCGCCCAGGTTCGGCACGTCGGGGTAGTGGTAGGCCAGCACCGCGCTCGGAAAGGGCTCAATCTCGGCCAGCCACGCGGCCGACCACCCCAGCGGGTGCCACGCCACGCTGGCAGCCTCGATGCCGCTGCAGACACTTCCGAACCTCATGCTGCCGACCCCGCACGCCACCCGGGTTTGAGGGAGCCATTGCTGGATGCGGCCGGCAGCGCAACGCCGGCCGGGGCGATGTAATCGCGGGCCCGGGCGGTCCTGGTCACGGCGCCCCAGGCGCGGGCCTCCGGCGGCTGCGGCACCTTGCTGGCGATGGCCTCGCGGGCGGCCTCAATGGTGAACGGCTTGCTCTGTTCCTTGGCGAACTGGCGCAGGGCCTCCACCGCGCGCTCGGTCCAGCCGGGCTCAACGCGGTCGGCATGGTCTGCAGCTCGGCGCATGCCGGTGGTGGCGCGGCGCTCGGCCGCGTCGAAGTCGATGGCGGTCTGGATCATGCGGCCACCCCATCCGGCCGCCCGGCGCGCAGCACCATTTCGTCCACGGCATCATCACCCGGGTCGCGGATCGGGCGCAGCAGGCCATCGGGCAGGAGGAACAGACCCCGCTCGTTGAGCGTGCAGTCAAACGGGGCAAAACCGATGGGCCGCACGAACCACATGACCCCCAGTCGCGGGTATCGGGGGTGCTCACCTGCCAGTTGCTCCACCGTGACCAGGTGGCCGCTGTAGAGGCCCAGGCCTGCCTTGATGACGGCAATGTCTCCAGTCTTGCAGTTCATGCTGCGACCTCCTTCCGACTCGGGTGCCACTTCGCTTGGCGCTCGGCGTAGTCCTTGGCGCTGCGCTTGGACAGCGGGCCCAGGGGCGTCTCGCCATGGCCGTTCTTGCGGGGCTTGTCGGGCTTGGCCTCGGCCTTGATCTGGGCATCGCGGTACTCGGGCCACGAGGGGCGCAGGGTCGGCGCCATGCGCAGCCACTTGGCGTAGCCGGCCGTGTGGAACCGGAAGTCCTGGCAGAAGGCCGACGGTTGGTCGGGGTCGCGCGCAGCAGCACGCTGAAATGCGTTCATGGTCGCTGGCTCCAGTGGTGGGGATTTCTTCGCCGGGGTGGCCTTGCTGAACACGACGAAAGCCCTGGGCTTCAGCAGCGCCTGGGCCCGGGCGGACAGGCCGCGCATGGGCTGGGCCGCGCCGTCCTGCTCTGCGGTGGAGGTGCGCGGGGCTGTCATTTCCCTGAGCCTCCCTGCTGGGGCGCCGCGATTCCCTCGCGCGCCAGGATCTTCTGGAGTTCACTGGCGGCACTGATTTCACGAAGGGCAATCGTGTGCATCCACTCTCGGGCGATTTCGGACTTGTCACGGCCGGTGGTGCGCTGGATGGCCTCCAGCACGGCATCCGTCTCCGGCGTGACCTTCCCGCGAAAGTCGATCAGCGGCAGGCTCATCGTCTGTTCTCCGTTCGGGCTGATGGATCGGTCAGGCGGTGGTGCCGGGTCGACTGGCTCGACGCGCCGCTGCGCTGGCAAGCTCCGGCCAGATGAGGTGCCAGTCATCGGGGCGCAGGCTCTTGCGCGACACAGCCCCGTTGGTGCAACGCTCGACTGCCGCACACATATCGATGGGGACACCCCGGTCCAGCCAGTTCGCCAGGCGCTGGACCGACACATCAAGGGAGCGGGCAAGCGGCGTAAGGCCGTGCTCGGCGACATAGTGTTTAAGCGTTTCCATCACGCCATTACACACTATGTGTAGCCATTCGTCAACGGCGTGTGTTCACGGGTTGTTGAACAATTCGCCTATGCACGAAACCTTCAGGCGCATGCTCTTGGCAGCACAGGAGGCAACTCTTTCCGGGGACGTAACCCCAAAGGAAGTCGCTGATCTACTTGGCGAAACCCAGCAGACCGTGACCAACTGGCGTTCTCGCGGGGTGTCGCAGCAGGGAATCGTCAAGCTCAACGAGAAGCTGGGGATCAACCCCGCCTTCATCACATCGGGCAAAGGGAAAATCCTCCTGCGCGAACCCACCGACGAATACGCACGCCTCGCGCTGCAGGTCGGCGTAGCAGCGCAAAAGACGGCCAGCGAACCATTGGTGGAATACGTGCCGGCCCAGCGCGGCCTCCCGCTGATTTCATGGGTTCAAGCAGGCGCGTGGTCTGAGCTCTCGGACCCCTACCTGCCGGGTGACGCGGAAGAATGGCTCCCATGTCCGGTCCGCGCTGGACCGAGGGCGTACTGCTTGCGCGTCCGTGGCGACAGCATGTACAACCCAGGCGGCCGGCCCAGCTACTCGAATGGCGACATCATCTTTGTCGATCCAGACCGTCACGCCAACCCAGGCGACCGGGTGATCGTCCGCCTGGAAGACCAACACGAAGCGACGTTCAAGCAGCTCCTGGTTGAAGATGGCAGGAAGATGCTCAAGGCGCTGAACCCAGAGTGGACGCCGCGCTACGTTGAGATCAACGGAAACGCCACCATCATCGGCGTCGTCATTGGAAAGTGGGTGCCGGAATGAAAAAGGGTGCAGCGATCGGTCTGCTGATGCTTGCCGCCGGCCTGAAGGCTCAAGCGCAGACCTATGCCCACTGCCTCCTCGAAAAGCTGCCGGGCTCGACCAACCAAGCAGTTTTCCAGGCAGCCTACCAAGCGTGCGCGCGTGAGCATCCGTCCCAATTCAAGGGCGTGGTCAAAGGCTCTGGCAAAGGCCTGCTGTCATACAGCGACGGCGCGCAGTGCACCCTCAAAAAAGCAGCAGGCACAACGCACCAGCAGTCGGCTCACGTCATCGGCGTAGCTTGCAGATGCCTTTACGACGAGAACCCGTTTGACCAGTACGGGTTCAAGCGGACCTACTGCGCAGACTGACCTCAGCGCCACCTCTTTAAGCCGCCCATCGAGGCGGTTTTTTGTTGCCTAAGTGCGGCCGGCCGTCGATTTCCTACACACTGTGTTGACGATTTGGTTCACATGATGTGTAATTGACTCCAGAACCTAACTGGAGTCGCCCATGAGCATCCACCCGAACATCGCAGCGGCCCTCGCGCCGTTCGCCCCGCCGGCCTCGCAGGTGCACCAGGCTGCGCGCCGCTGGCCCGCTGACTTCACCGACGCCGAGCTCTGCGCCGCTGATCTGGCCGTGAAGGCACACAAGGAATCTGGCGCCGAGCTGCAGGCGGCCATCGCCCGCGAGGTCAAGACCATTGATGACGCCACCGGGGGGCGCAATGCCTAACAAGACCAAGGCCCAGCGCGCCCTGCACGTTGAGCGAGTCGCCATCGGCGCCGGCTTCCTGCTGAAGAAGCTGCGCAGCCAGTACGGCGCCAGCTTCGGCGCCGGCATGTGGCAGCAGGTCAACGCCTGCATCAACGACTGCGACGAGATCGCCCGCGTGCAGATGCAGCGCGAAGCGCAGGCCCGGGCCAACACCCAGGAGGTCATCCATGACACGCCTCATCAAGCGGCCTGACCGCTACCCCGGCATGGAGAAGGTCGAGCACACCGAGCGCGACAGCGCTTTCCTGCTGGCCACCGAGTTCGGGCTGCCTGAGTTCCAGGACACCGTGCCCACCGAACCCGCCGCGCTCTCGCTGGAGCCGGCTCAACCCACGCTCATTGAGCGGATCTTTGGAAGGAAGAAAGCATGAACACCGCACGACTGCGGCAAGCACGCCGCCTGTTCTGTCACGACATGGTGCCGCCCAAGCAGGCGCGTCACAACATCCGTGCATGGGCGCGCTCCCTGCGCGGCCTGGGCAACAAGTGGCTGCTGGCCGCCCCCGTCGGATCTGCACGGTGAGCACCCTGATCCGTCACTACCTCCACTACCGCAATCGCGGCTTCACCGTCGTCAACGCCATCCGCAAGGCGTGGACGCTCACCTTTCGCGGGTACTGAAAACCACCACTGAGGACACAACGATGAGCACCGAACTGAACACGACCGCAACGGCCTCGCCGGTCGCGGCCTTCTCCAAGACGCTGGAGCGCATGAAGCCCCAGATGGCGCTGGCGCTGCCGCGTCACATGAGCGTGGACCGCATGGCCCGCCTGGCACTGACCGCGTTCAGCACCAACAAGGATCTGCAGGCTTGCCGCACCGAGAGCATCCTGGCCAGCCTGATGACGGCCACCCAGCTTGGGCTGGAACCGGGCATCAATGGCCAGGGCTACCTGATCCCCTACAAGGGCACATGCACGTTCGTGCCGGGCTGGAAGGGTCTGGTGGATCTGGTGTCGCGCTCCGGCCGCGCCACGGTCTGGACCGGTGTGGTCTTCCCTGGCGACCACTTTGAGTATCAGTTTGGCGACGAGCCGTTCTGCCGGCACCGCCCCGAAGACGGCGACGGCAAGTTCACGCATGTCTACGCCATCGGCCGCGTGAAGGACGCACAGATGCCGGTGATCGAAGTGTGGACCCGCAGCAAGGTGGAGAAGCACCTCCAGCAATACAACAAGGTCGGCGGCCGGCACTACGCCCTGGCCAGCGAGAGCAACTTTGAGATGTATGCGCGCAAGGTCGCGCTGCTGCAAGTGCTCAAGTACATGCCGTCGAGCATTGAGCTCTCCAACGCCATCACCGTGTCTCATGCCGCCGAGGCCGGCATCGGCGCCGTCATTGAAGGTGACTTCGTGACCGTGGCGCCGGAGGCCGTGGACCCGACAACGGGCGAGATTGCCCCGGGCCGCCAGGCGCCCGAACCGCAGGCCCTGCCCACCCTGGCCGATGACGCCTTCGCCAAGAAGCTGGCCGGCTGGAACGCCGCCATCCGCAACGGCCAGATGGTCGATGACCTGCTGACGTTCATAGGGGCTCTCGCCCATCATGGCCGCCGCCTCGCTGGCGGTGCCGGTCATCGGTGCGGCGCGCAGGGCATGCCACTCGGGGCTCCCTTGGACGACGTTGTGCAGTTTCATTCGGATGCTCCTTCGGTGGTGGTGGGGGTGGTGCCGGGGCCTTTGGCCTCCAGTTCGCGCAGGGCCTCAATCTGCTTGCGCTGCTCATCGGTCAAGGTGAACTTGCCGGCTACCTGACGCGCACCGACCTGATGCGCCAGAAGAAGACCGGCATCACGCCGGAGGTCGACGCTGGCAAGCAGGCCCGGTTCGATGCCGGCCATGCCACCGAGGCGCAGTTCCGGCCCGTGGCCGAACAGATGATCGGGGACGATCTGTCCCCCGTCACCGGCACGATCGAAGTCGGCGGCATCACCCTGCTGGCCAGCTTCGACGGCCTGACCTTCGACCGCACCACCGGCTACGAGCACAAGCTGTTCAACGCCAAGGTGGCCGCGCACATTGACCAGCACGGTGAGCCGGGCCCGGCTTACCACTGGCAACTGGAGCAGCAACTGCTGGTGTCGGGCGCGCAACGCATCCTGTTCGTCACCAGCGATGGCACCGCCGACGGCGCTGTGCACTGCTACTACACCTCCAAGCCCGAGCGCCGCGCCGCACTGCTGGCCGGCTGGGCGCAGTTCTTCCAAGACCTGGAGGCCTACGAGCCGCCGGCGGCGCCGGCACCTGCAGCGGTGGCCAAGGTCGTGGCATCCCTGCCGGTGGTCTTCGACATGCGGGTGGAGGGCCGGCTGGTCGCCTGCAACCTGGAGCAGTACAAGCCGGCCGCACTGGCCTACATCGAGGCCATCAACACCGAACTGACCACCGACCAGGATTTCGCGGATGCGCAGGCCGATGCGAAGTTCTGCCGCGAGTCGGCCAGCAAGCTGAAGCTGGCCATCGAGCAGGCCCTGGGCCAGATGGGCGACATAAACGCCGCCATCGGCACGGTGCGCGAGATTGCCGGCGCATTCGACGCGAAGGGCCTGGCGCTGGAAAAGCTGGTGAAGTCCGAGAAGGAGCACCGCCGCGAGGCCATCGTGATGGGCGCGGCCAGCGCCCTGCGCCAACACATCGACGGCCTGAATCAGCGCCTAGGCAAGCCCTACATGCCGACCATCCCGGCCGACTTCGGGGGCGTCATCAAAGGCAAGAGCAACCTGGACAACATGCAGGATGCGGTGAACACCGAACTGGCCCGCGCCAAGATCGCCGCCAGCGAGATTGCCGACCGCATCGAGGGCAACCTGCGCATCGTCAACGCCAAGCCCGAGCTGCTGCACCTCTACCCGGATCTGCACACCGTCGCACTCAAGCAGAGGGATGACTTCGAGGCCCTGGTGCAGTTCCGCGAGGCCCAGCACCGCCGCGCCGAAGATGCCCGGCTGGAGCAGGAGCGGGAGCGCATCCGCCAGGAGGAAGCCGACCGCCTGGAGCGCGAGGCCGCCTCCCAGCGCCAGGAAGCCGAACGCGCGGCCCAGGCCGCAGCCCAGGTAGCCGCCCAGGCAGCGATTGCAGCAGCGGCCAGCACCGTGGTGTCCGAGAAGGCGGTGGAGGAACTGCAAGACGACCTGCTGGCCACCGGCACCGCCGTGGCACAGGTCAGCACCGAGGTTGCCCAGCGGGTCGAGCCGGCCACGATCTACCGGCCCGCCAGCCGCGCGGCACCGGCACCCGCTGCCGCGCCGCGCGGCAAGCCGACCATCAAGCTGGGCATGCTGTCCGAGAGCCTGGGGTTCACGGTCACGGCCGAGTTCCTGGAGCGCCTGGTCACGCACCTGGAGGACTGGCAAGACTTCTACGCTTTCATGGACGAAGACGGTGGCGAGATCGTCCCGCAGTCCGCCATCGGTGCGCTGCGCAACCTGACCATTGAGACGGCCAAGCGCGCGGAGAGCCGCGTCACCAACCTCGCCAGCGAGGGCACGGTGTTCGAGCGCGCCAAGGCCGAGTCCTCCGGTGGTCTGGTGATCCCTGTGTTCATCACCCTCAACACGTTGCTGTTCGACGGCCTGGGCCCCCAGAAACTGCACATGCGCCTGAGCATCGACACCAGCGGCGACAAGCCGACCCTGAGCCTGATCTACCGCAACCGCGAACAGGTGCACAAGGCCATGGGCGAGGAATTCGTGGTGCTGCTGCGCCGGGAGCTGGAGGCCGCCGGCCTGGATGCCGGCGAGGTGGTGCTGGGCAAGTTCCATAGCTGACCACCCTCCCACCTGAACAGTTTTCAAGGGCCACACCGGGCTGCCGCAAAGGTTTCCTCCCTGCCGCAATGCCTTGCAGCCCGGTGCCCTATTTCTCAACCACTGGAGCCACCATGAACACCGATACCCCCATCGCCCCCAGCATCACCTACCAGCCGTGCGACAGCAGCCAGGTGTCGGCCTTCGGCTACTGCCCGGCCACCCAGACCCTGGGCGTGAAGTTCAAGGCCGGCGCCGGCTCGACCTACCACTACACCGGCGTGCCCCCCGAGGTGTACGAGGCCATGAAGAAAGCCGAGTCGGTGGGGAAGTTCATCGGCGCCAGCATCAAGGGCCGGTACGAGTACCAGCGCCAGGCCGAACCCAAGCCGGACGAGGCAGCATGAACACGATACTGACCGATGACGAGATCCACAAATGGTGGGCCAGCGAGAACGGCATGGAAGATGCCGACATGGCGAAGCTGACCGACTTCCGCGAAGTGACGCGCAAAGTTGAAGCCGCAGTGCTGGCAAAGCTGCGTGAGCAGGAGCCGCCGTACCTGCGCCAGTTGCTGATGGAGGTGGTTTGCCTGACGTACCGTCCCGACCTTCAGGTGCAGGCTTCTGAATTACTCGCCGCCCCGCTGCCCGCCGTGGTGCAGGTGCCGCAGGATGCAATCAGCAAAGCCCGGTACGCACTGGCAATGCTGATCGACCCCGAGAAGCTGGAGCCGTGGCAGACCGAACTCTACGACAGAACAAGGGATGCGCTGCTCGCAGCCGCACCCGAAGCGCCAGCGACTGCCGATGAATGGTTGCCGCTGACTCCCGAAGAACAAAACCGCTTGGACGAGCTTCTGAAGCACACCCGGTGGCTGATGCAATCAATGCCAGCAATGGATGGTTTGCAGCACTCGTGGGCTTTGAACGCGCGTCAGGCAATGCAGCGTATGCACGACTGGCTCAGGATGTATCTCCCGCCTGCCACGCCATGCGCATCCGAAGCGCCAGCGACTGCCGTGGTGCAGGTGCCGCAGGGGTGGCGCCTCGAAGTGGACGAGTCTGCGATCTATCACAACGACAAGCGTATTGCAGTGCTAGAGGAAGACGGAGGGAATCAAAGTTGGCGGGACGCTTGCGCTTTGGGTCAGCAGATCGTGGACCGAATGAACGCCGCCCACGAAGCGCCAGCGCAGGCCGACCCGATGGAGAAGCTGACCCGGATTCAGGAAGAACTCGGCCTGTACGACGACCAGCCAGCCCAGCCCATTCCCGCACCCTGGCGCGAGGCTGTGAAGGTGGCGCGAGAGGCGTTGATCGCTGCCGAGCAAGATTCAGCGGACTTCCAGCGCGTCAACGTGGATGAAATCCGCGCCGCCCTCGCGCAGCTTGACAGCCTGGGAGGTGGGGAATGATCCGCCGCCGAGTGCAGACCATCAGCGTGCGAGAGCTTCGCCGTTTGGCGTTCCCCCGCCCGTGGCGGTGCCATCAAGAGTTTGTGCTGCAAACACGCATCCGGGCGACCATCGCCAAAGCCACCAAGGAGCAGCCATGAGCCGCAGACTGCCAACCATCATCGAAGCGATGGAGTTCCGACGGGATCAGTACGGCCTGAGCTGTCGCCAATGGTCTGCGGTCTTGGGCATGCAGCAGAGCCACTACAGCGAGTTCGTCAACGGGCTGCGAGAGCTTCCCAAGTCGGCAATGGCGGTGGCCTACGAATACGGAGTGCCTGCCGAGGCGCTTTTCCAGAAGCGACCGACCAAGGGCGCGGCGGACATTGACCGCAGGCTGGCGCAACTGGAGAAACGCAGAACCAAAGCCACCAAGGAGCAGCCATGACACCGAACGTCACGCGGGAAATGATTTGGGCTGGTCACGCCGCGACGATGGAAAAAGGCGATGTGATTCTGTCGTGGCAGCTTCTTGAGCGGATTTACATCGCAATGCACGCCGCGTCCGAAGTGAAACATACGTGCCCATCCTGCGAGGCATTGGCACGCGCCGTGATGATGGATCAAACGGGGAAAGCATGAGGCCCGACTATTGCCCGATTGCCAAAGAGCCATGCCAAGCCATGTGCGATCCGAAATGCCGACTTCGTAAGCCACCGAGCGACCGCGAATTAGCTGCCGCATACACAAACGCGCAAAGCCAAGCACCAAAACATCTTGGGCATATACACGGCCTTCGTGCTGTCGCCGAATTAGCCACCAAGGAGCAGCCATGACCAACCCCACCATTCTTCCTGACGGCTCTGCTGTCTCAATCGCCTCTATGCCTCTGCCTGAAGGGCATTGGTTGTACGCGCCGTACGAGTACATGCCGGGAGCAGACGATCCCGTCGAACTTCCGTCGCCCTGCATTGAGCGAACCGCAGAGAACTACGAACGCGCAAAGCTCGCCATTCGTTATGCGATTCGAGGGGCAACGATGCGTGGCAAGGAAATGGATTTTGACCCCGACGCGCTGGTGCAGAACGCCTTGTACGCCCTACTCGGCCCTTATCCGCATCGGTGCCTTGTGACCAAGGAGCAGCCATGAGCAAGAAATGGACGGCCTTCTTTGAAGGCGACGAGCGCGTTCCCGTTTATGACACCGAGGGCGAGGCCGTCGGTGGAATGGAGTGGGGGATCGACGGCGACCACGAACCCGGTGAGGAAATCGAATATATCGTGGC